TGAGTTCGTTCTCGTTTCGCCTAATGTCTTTAAGACGATCGGCGGCTGGAGCACGTTCTTCCCGTCCAACTACGGCACCTTCAATGTTTCTGGCGTCGCGTCGGCCAACACCCTGGGTGTGCAGGTGTCGGGTCTCCCGGTCATCCTCGACCGCAACATTGGCGGCGACGCCATCCTGGTCTCGAACCTGAGGCCGCAAAGTGGATCGAGGACGGTCCCCGTCTGGCATCTGTCGAGAACGTTGCACAGCTCGGCCGCGATGTTGCGGTCTACGGCTACGGCGCTTCCCAGATCATTTCGGGCGCCGGCATCATCGGCCTTGAGTAACTAGAACCGCTGAGAAAAGGGACGCGACGAGATGGCATTGGTAACGGGTGAGGAATTAGCCGACGCGCTATTCCTCGACTATGACCCGCCCACCGAGCCGTATGATCAGGTGGCCGCGGCCGCTGATGATATCGTCGCGTCCCTTCTCACGGATGGGGCCTACGAGCTAGAGCCCCCAGCCTGCAAGGAAGCCGCCCTATCGGTGGCGGTCGAGATTTACCAGGCCCGCACCGCCGCAGGTGGGCAGGCCGTGGCGACCGATTTCAGCCCAGGCCCTTACCGCCTATCGGTCTGGATGACGCGCCGCGTTATGGCCCTTCTAGGGCCGTACATGGACGTCAAGGGCATGATCGGATGACGGCCCTAGTTACGGAAGCCAGAGAGGCCCTTGTTACGGCATTTACCGGGCAAGGCCTCCAGGTCTACACGACAGTTCCAGCCGTACCTCGGCCACCGGCCGTCGTAATTGTGCCCGACTCGCCCTGGATTACCCATGAGCGGGGAACGGCCCTCGGTTACCGTGTGCGCTGGCGCGTCCTCATCGTCATCAGCCCTCGCAACAATGAGGCCGCGACGCTCGACGTCGAGAACGCCATCGACCTGCTATTACCCCTCATCCCCGCAGGATTCTCCTGGGATGTCGTAAACCCCCCGCAGCTAAATGATGTGGGAGCGCAAGGCACCGTCTACACCACGGAGATAAACGTCTCCGTCTCAATGAAGGAGTAACAAATGGCAGTTGTATCCGTGGCTGGTGCCGCGTTCACCGTCGAGGTAGGCGCCACTCAGTACGAAGAGCAGATCACCACAGGCACGATCACCACTACCCCGACGATCCTCCGCACTAAGACCCTCTCGGACGTGGCGTTTAATCAGGTCGACCTCAACTCGACGATTTCGCTCGATTTCCTGTACGACGAGAACGCGGGCATGTACGACGCACTCCAGACGGCAATCGCCACCCCCGCAGCTGTGGCCGTGACGGTCGAATCTGCTACGGGCGTCTGGACTGGCGCGGCCATGTACATCGACTCCTGTGACGTCACCTTTGACGCCGCCGGAATTGCCATGTGCACCGTTTCTATGCAGGGCACTGTAACCTTCGCATAACCACTAGTGAACGGGGAAACTCCATGTATCCAAGCATCACAGTCACAACCGTAGACAGTTTCGAACCGACCACCTATCAGATCTGCTCAGCCGATCTCATGGAGGCGGAGGAACTGTACGACAAGGCAAAGCGGAAGCCGGGCACCATGGGTATCCGCTTGATTTGCGCCTACATTCACTCGACCGGGGAATCACCTAGCACGCTGGCACAGGTCAAGGCCTGGGCAAAGGAAAAGGCAGTTTGGGCAGAAGACGCCGAGACGCCGGACCCTACCCAGCCGGATCCGTCCGGAGATTCATAACCCAAGTAGCCATACGGATCGGCAGGCCCATCGAAGAGGTAGCGGCCTACGATCCCCGGCAACTAGCTACGATCGTGGAGGTGCTTTCGAGTGGCAGTCGGAACGACTAGGACATTCGACACCTACGTCGACGGGCTAAACGAAGTTCTGCGCGCCCTACGCAAACTCGACAAGGAAGCCACAAAAGAGCTGCGCGTTGCCTCCCGAGCCATCGCCGAAAAGCACATGGCCCCCGCGTGGCGTAACGCTGCCCTCAACTATGCAGGCGGCTGGGGCAAGCCGATCGCCGACACAGTGCGTACAGGCTCGGACCGTATTCCGTTCGTCAAGATCGGCGCCAATAAAAAAACCCTCTCCGGCGGGGCCTCGCCTACCATGGTGCGCTACCTATCAGACAAGGGAAACCAGGGTCGAGCCGGGCTCAACGCGCCCAAGGCGTTCGGCACAGGCACTAGCTGGATGGCAAACGTCAAGGCATACCAGGGCCCGGCATGGCAAGAATGGTCAGATGCCGTCGACCGAATCGTAGTTAAGTGGAGCGTCCTCTAATGGCATTTCTTGGCAAGACTTTAACGGTCTATCTAGGAGCAGATACATCAAAACTGCGGGCCGGGCTCAACAGCGCAGACCGTAGCCTCTCCGGATTCGGTAGCAAACTAACCAGCATGGTCGGGCCCGCCCTGATCGGCGCGGCCGCAGCCGCTGGCGCATTCGCCGTTTCTCTCGCCGTCGACGGCGTACAGGCCGCTATTAAAGAGGAAGCGGAACTAGCAAAACTCGGACAGACACTAAAGAATCTTGGATTCTCCGAAGCCACAGATCAGGTAAATACATTTATTGATGATCTGCAATACACCGCAGCAGTATCTGATTCCGTTTTGCGCCCATCTTTTGGCCGGTTATTGACGAGCACACAGAATGTGGCCCAGGCCCAAAGCCTTCTCGGCGTGGCGCTCGACGTATCAGCAGGTACGGGCAAGTCTCTTGAAACTGTCACCAATGCGTTAGGCCGAGCCCTAGATGGAAACTTTGGGGCACTAAGTAAACTTGGTGCCGGTATTGACTCCTCAATCATCAAGAACAAAGACCTCGACGGGGCAGTACGGGCACTCTCAACAACTTTCGCGGGCCAGGCAACCACCGCGGCTGGAACGCTACAAGGCCAAATGACAATCCTTGTAAACTCATTTGATGAGTTAAAGGAAGCATTTGGAAAAGGATTCATAGATGGTCTTACGGGGTCGGGAACGGGCCTTAAAGACTTATCCAAAATTATGCGAGATGCCCAGGGGACGGCGCAAACATTTGGTGAAACCATTGGCGACGCCTCACTGAACATGTTGAACCTGCTTAACAACACTGTGAAAACGGCCAAGGCAATCGACGAATTCGGGCAGCAAAATAAATTGTTTGACATGCCTGAATGGCTTAAGAATATGGGCGGCGGTCTCACCGTAGGTTTTGATTCCTTCGGCATGGTCATGGGCAAAGTCGCGGAGAAAACTGACAAAGCCAGAGACGCAATGTGGCAGTTTGGCGTCGTCGCCGCTAACTCAAGCCGAACCACTGACGCAATTAATCGAGTTAATGCCGCAATCGACGGCATGGGTCCTGCGGAAGATAAGGCCAAAACTAGTACGGGCGGATTATCAAGCGCGATCGAAAAGATGAATCCACGTCTACGTGCCCAGATCGACCTAGTCAAAGACTTGACGAGCAAGGTAGGCGACGCTGGCAAAGCCCTAGAAACAGCACGTAAAGAGATGAATTCGTGGATCTCAACAATGGCCGGGAACATCACCTCAGAGATCAACCTAGGTACCGCGTTCGAGGCCATGTTCAACTCTGAAGGCGAAAAGACCGGGCAAAGCCTCCTCGACGGATTCAATAAGCAGATTACCCAGGCGGGCATATTCGGCGGCTACCTGAAGCAGTTGAACTCCGAGGGTGGCCCGGAACTCCGGGACGCCGTGGCCGCCCTCGGCCCAGAGGCAGGCAACAAACTTGCCAAAGAAATCATCGACCAGGGCCTCATCCCCACGCTTCAGTCGAAGCTAGTCGACGTGCAGCACATGGCCGAAACGACGGCCGCCGAGATGGTGCCGCCGATGCTCATTGCTGGTGTGCAGTCAGCGGCCGGGTATCTGATGACCATGCAGGCCGAGCTAGAGGAATCCTCAACGCTGCTGGAGGAGATGGGCCGACGCATGGGCAAGACCCTCTCCGAGGCCATGGTGGCCGAAATTCGGGCAGCCCTAGCAGCCGCTGGCGTGGCGCAAGGCGGGGCCACCTCGATCATGGCCGGGGCACCGACTCCAAACATGGCGCAGGCCCAACTTATTGCAGGTAATCCGCTCATGAACGGCACAGCCATTATGCAGGCCATCCAAAACGCTATTCTTCAGAGTGACCAGAGGCTTGGGCGCACTGGCCAGGTGCTTAACGCATGACCAGTCCGATCACTCACATCATCATCGGTGGGATAACCCTCGATCTGAATGACGTCGATTATCAGGTGAACGTGACTCACGGTCGCAGCAGTGTGAGTACTCAGCCCGAGGCCTCGACCGCCGTAATCGTCGTTCGGGGCTCCCAGGGGCTCGATATTGCCCTGGCAGACACCGTGGATATCACGGCCTATGGATTTCGGCGATTTACCGGGGAAGTCTCAGACTTAGCCATTACGCATCTATCTAGCACCCCAGCCACGGCCCTGACGACTGTCACCTGTATAGGCAACCTCTCCAATCTAGGATCTCGGCTCACTGGCGAATCTGGCTACGCGGCCCAAACCGTATTTGAGCGGGCCGAGGAAATCCTCACGGATTCTGGGGAGTCCTACCTGAACGGCGCTAGTCAGACGCTAGAACTATTTGCGACAGGCGATGCTCCCCAGACTTGCCTCGATGGCCTGCAATCACTTGCCGAATGGTCTGGTGCGACCTACTTTGACACGCCGTCGGGGACGATAGTATTCGAGGCCTATGGCGAGCGGGGCTCGACCGCGTACGCTGGCGCATGGGGCGCACTGATCGAGCCGTGGTCCTTCTATGAGCAGTCGTGGGACTCATTCCCGACCACTTTTGCTGCGACCGTCCTGCCCAGTGACGGCGTCATATTCACGCCCTCATGGACGCAAAACCAGTTCTCAGTCATCAATGATGCTTCAGTGAGCCATGGCGTTACCCCGTCATATCACCAGGCCACAGACGCGACCTCAATCGCGACATATGGTCGCCGGGCTTTAACTCTGGAAACAGGCCTCAAGGCAAACGCCGATGCCAACACTCGTGCCGCAGCGATCCTCCTAGCCCAGGCATATCCCCTATGGAATCTCGGCAATATCTCGATTTACGTCGATCAGCTGACAGTTCCCGAGCGGGATCTCGTCCTAGCGCTCATTTCGGGCTCGACCGTGGTCGTGGGAGATCTGCCCGAGCCTGCCCCGTATTCCCAATTCCTGGGCATCGTCGAGGGATGGTCCGAGACTTACACGCCCGGGCAGCACATCCTCACATTGTCCATCTCAGACCCCAGATATTCCTACCAGACGGTTACCTGGGCAGGCGTCGATGCTGCGCTAACATGGGGCGCAGTGAATCCCGACGTGATTTGGTACAACGTAGTCACATCAGATGATCTAGCGGCCTAGGAAGGGCACAGCATGGCAACCACTACAGGCGGGACGACTTACGTCACCTCGACGGATCTCGTAGCCAACTACCCCACAGCCTCACTGGCGCTGGCTAACAGAGTCGATGTCGTGGCCTCGGGCTCGATGTCCAAGAAAACCGCGTCCTACACGGTAACCGTGGCCGACATTCTGGCTGGTACGACTATTTGCATGAACTCGGCCTCAGCGACCGTTATCACGTTGCCTTCGACCAGCCTTGTCAACGGCATGATGCTTAACGTCTTCAGCGTAAACACGGGCGCGGTCACGTTCACGGGTGGAACCGTCACGGGAACAGTCAACTCGATCAGCGCCCAATACACTGGCGTCAGCCTCACGTATGACTCGGTTGCAGCTGTGTGGTGGTGCCTCCCTTTCGGAGGTAGTGTCGGCGCAGCCAATTTCACGAACACGGCGACCGGCACATACACGGGCTACAAGTATTTGCGGATGACGGGTAAT